CCTTTAGCAAACCTGGCTTCTCCAGTAGCGTCAGTTTGATAAGGGGATAGAATTGGAACTTCATAATCCTGTGCCATAGTTTTTAATCTTTTACTAATTTCTACTTGTTCTGTCCAATCATACTGTCCAACACGAGAAGGAAGAGTAGAGCGTTTTACTTGATTAATATAGTCTACAATGACTATACCAACATTATCTAACTTTTTTAATTTCGTATCTAAATCAGATTGTATCTTACCAATGGTAAGACTAGAATCATAAACAACATCTAGCTGAGTCGGGAGAAGCTCGCCTTCTGTTAATTTAGTATGAAATTTATCAAAGTCGTTATGTTGTTTATATTCTTTCAAACGCTCGTCTCCAAGCTCAAAGCGGTTTGCCCACCATTGAGCAACTTTCTCCCACTCTTTAATATTAAGATTTTTAGTTCTTAAACGAGCGAGAGGTACATCAGTAGCAATACTACAGCATCGTTGTAAAATAGATCGGCTATCCATTTCTATAGTGAAATAGATTGCAGACTTACCTGATTTAATGATGTGATTTGCTACGTTAGAACAAGTAACAGACTTACCTCCACCACGTCTGCCTCCAACAAGTATCAAATCTCTAGGAGAGAACTTCATGAAACTATCGTATTCGGCATTTAATCCAAGGGAAACATATTTTTTAAGGTCGTTATCAGGCTCAAACAAGGGAATATGTTGCATACTCTCCTCGGGATTTTTAAGCTCTACCTTGTCCCCTATACGGGTGACAATGTCATGGAGATGGTCTAGTGTTTCTTGCGCACCGTCAAATGCAACGGAATTATCTACATACTTCTCTAGTTCATTTAATACTTCTCTCTGAGTATATTCGTTCTTTAAGTAGTTGAGAAGCATCGCAGCTTCCGCCTCTACTTCAATACTCTTTATAGCAAATAATTTGTCTTTAGTAATGCTATCACGAATTTCGTACTTGAGATCATCGAACTTGGGGAGCTTATGATATTCGTCGCAGTGTTTGTCGATTACACTGTATATGGTGTGGTATTCGGAAGGTAGGTAGTGTTTTCGCAGAACAGCCCAGGTTTCAAAATCCTGTGCATCAAGAATCTGCTTTATTAAAGCACTAGCAATATTCAACTACGTCCCCCCGAACAAAAAAATAAGTGCTGAGAAAATTCTCAGCACTTATCAGTCAACTAATTACTGAGCAGCCGCAGCAGCTTTTTCTCTTCGAGAAGCGCCGTCGTAGTCGGAAGCAGAAATGCCACGCCTTGTAAGCATAGTTTTTACTCCTCGTACAGTTTTACCGATTTCAGTGGCTATTTCTTCAACAGTCATTGATTCGATGTCGGCAAGCTCTGCCAGGGGGTCTACTCGAGTGCCAGATTTAGTTGTTTCCTGGCGGGGGATGGCTGCAATAGTACCAGCTCGAAGTAAGCTAAGAGCTTTACCACGGATGGAGTTTACTGAGCGGTCAAGCGCAGCTGCAATTGCTTCAACAAAAGCGCCTTCATTTACTAACTTAACAAACGTAGCTTCTTCTTCATCTGTATAAGTCTTAACAGTTTCCGGCTTAGGAGTCGGCTTAATGTGGCTAGTCAATTCCATAGACAAGATTTTGCCTTGGATTTGCTTTGCTGTAAATTGGCCGTCGGCAAAATTTGCAGCAACATCCGCATAAGTATATTGACCACTGTTGTCAGTTACAAATGATTCCAAGACCCCTTCTTGTACGTCTGAAAAGGCTTTGGTAGAGGTTGTAGAAGCTAGTTCTACAGCATAACCCATTTTTCGCAGTTTACTAGAAACTGAACGGGTTGAGGTTTCAAGGTTATCAGCAGCCTCGGCTACTGTTGCTTGAGATACAGGAGTTTCGTCTCCTACAAACGTTTCGAGCGCGCTGGTGCGCTCATCATTCCACTTAGGAACTGCCATGTTTTTCTCCAATATAATCTTTAAGATTATTGACAATTTGTATGCCTTTATCTAAGGCTTTTAAGGTTTTTGCTGTCTCTATTTCTGTTTCATTAACTAAAATAGTTACATCATTTGTTACATTATCTTTGATAGTGTAACCTAGGTTTTTTAATTTTGTAGCTGCTTCTGCTTTAGTTTTATAACTAAAGAGTTTTCCAGTTATACAAACGGTTCCTAATGTACCACCGCTTTTTGTTTCAAAAAGCATATTGTGGGGAAGATACTGTCTGTACTCTACAAAGTCTGTTTCTAACCAAGCCATTAGATTATCGGTCGTTATTTGCCCGAGTCCCGCCCTTTTGCAAGATTCTGCAGTTATATCATAGATACTTCTACAGACCGCTGAAAGTTTTTCTGCTGCGACTCTCCCCACTAAAGGGATGCTAAAGGCGGGTAGCAGTAAATTTGCAGGGGCTTTGGTTGAGTTTTCAATTTCTGTAATTAGTTTACTACCTAATTTTTCAGAGTTAAGGGCTAAAGAAGCACTTTTTTCATCTAAGTAATATAGTTCGACTATATTACTTAATCCTAATTTTTCTATAGACCTCGGACCGAGTCCTTTAATGTATAGTGATTTAGCAAAGTGCTGAATTTTTTTAGCTGATTTAGTGGCGCAATTTTTATTATTACAGAATAATAAATCATTTACCCACTCAAGTGTTGAATTGCACGAAGGGCAGTTACTAGGCACTTGAATTTTTTCCACTATGTTATCCTTTTTGATTGAAGTGTATATTATACTAAAGTTTTGAGATAAAAGTCAAGAATTATTTTTTTAAAGGTTATTAACCCCATTGCTTCGCCATAGCATCAGCTATTCCCTGGTAGGTTAATGATCGGTCTTTGCCTCTAGTTTTACTTGGCCCTAACTTGTTTTGACCACTATCAGTTTGATTCGACCACCTTTGATAAATTTTTCCGTTTTTCTTTATTTTTCTACCGTTAATTAGTTTTGTTGGTTTCAGTGGCCTAAGTCCTTTCAGCCATAAACCAGTTTTTTTACTTGCATCTTCTCCGAATTGGTATGGCTGGATATATTGCGGTTTAGGCATAAATTTTAGCCTAGTATTTATACACCCTACTGGATTTTCCAAACATATTTTTGGGATTCCAGATTGCCATAATTTTGTGATAAATTCTAATGCCTTCTCTGTTTTTTCTGCCCGGCCTTCGATTTTATTATTCCAATGTAGTCCGCTGGAACATATGTAGGTACACTCAGGGTGGGCTATCATCATATCCCAATTATATGAGAGTATGTCTAGTACGTCACCCTGGTAATGGTTTCCCGGTCTTTCTGTAGGTAACAGATCGCAACTGGTTACATCGTGGCCTTTCTCTGTAAAAGCATCTCTAACAATACCACTGTACTCGCAGGCTATTAATATTTTCATTAGCACTCCGAATCAAAGTCTTGCCATTCATCATATTCGCTTGGTTGATGTTCTGTATCTTCATCTTCATCAACTCGTCGTACTATTCGAGGTATGATTTCTCCTGATCTAATTACTTCAACTTTACATCCTATTTCTAGACCTAATTCATCTATAATATTGATATTATGTAGAGTAGCTCTGCTTATTTCTGCATCTCCAATTCTTACCGGGTCTAGAATAGCTACTGGACTGATCCTGCCACTCTTACCTACTTGCCAAACTACTTTTTTCAAAATACTTATAGCAGATTCAGTTTTTTCTGATTTGAGGGCAAAAGTGCCTCTAGGATGTTGAGAAGTAAATCCTTGCATGTGATGCTTTGAAAAATTATCTAGTTTATATACTACTCCGTCTGTTGGATATGTAATTGCAACATTTTCTAATACTGTGACAAACCCCGAGTTCCCATAGGCATCCATTTCTTCAGTCCAGTACTCTTTTCTAGCGGGTTCTGCCCCATATAAAACAAACTGTATACGTCTGCAGGCGAACTCATCCATGTTCTTTAGATTTAACGCACCCGCCGCATAGTTTCTAGCATTGGGGATTTCTTTTGGAGCAACTACTTCTCCAGTTAATTGTACTATGCCGTTAGATACAAATAAAAATTTATTTGGAACTAATAGCCTCATTTTATCTGTTATGTCTTTACCGATTTTGCCATCACCCCTGGTGAGAGCTTGTACTAACTGTCCGTTTATATACAATAAAGATACTGCAGCACCATCTAATTTAGGGCTGTAAACAACTTCTTTTTCAAAGCTGTTCACTGCCTCGTTGATATACCAATCGGGGGCGTCCTCTAAATCAAATACTTTTTGTAGAGAACGCATGGGAAAATGATGGGGCACACCATCTGTAATAGTGTGTCCCACTTTTTTATAGTTGTGTTTCTTTGCAAGGGCATCAAAATCATGGTCTTTAATGATTGGCATACCCTCGTAATAGAGTTTACTTGCTCTGTCTAAAAATTCTGTGGCTCTGTCTATTTTGTGCATAAAAACTCCTATTATTTTATAACTATATTATAGAATAATTTAAGGGAAGTGTCAAGAATTAGATATAGATATCGTTAATTAAATCTTTAAAGTGTTTTTCTATCACTTCTTTACTTTCTGCTAGTGATAGAATTTCGATCAGCCCTACAAATAGTTCCTTAGAGTTTTCTATGGTTAATGGCATTGTTACCCCTACATTTGAAGGTTTCCATTCCTCATTAAAATCTAAATAATACTTTCTTATACTGAGATATTCGGTATGTCTGAAAGTATTTACTATTAAACGAACCTGCTCCTCCCTATCCTGGTCATAGAATATAACTTTTGTGTATTCTTCTGGGGACTCGTGTAATTCCATGTCGACTCCTAATTCTTCAAGATGGATGATAGAGGGACTACACTTGTAACACTTTCAGGCCTTAGAAGCCTGTAAGAGTCTGTATCCCAACAAAAAAACAGCAAAGTTTCTGCCGTTTCTTTAGCTCTACTTTTTTTGGAAACAATGTAGGAGGTACTAAAATCCAAAGTACATACATTATACTTTAGTTTCTTAGAATTCTGACTTCTATAAGTAATTACCGCATCCCCGTATTCAGCTACTAGAGCGCGTAATTCTTGTTTTTTCACATTAACTCCTTTAAGTGTAGGTTAGCAAAAATTTTTTTACTGTACTTTCTAAAAGGTGTTAAATATGTGCATAACTATACACTGAGATCTCAGTGTATAGTTACAATACTAAAATTACGATATGGAGGAAATAACCCCTGCAAAATACTTTGCAGCTTTTCCAGTCAATTTACTAATGATATCCCCATCAACAGTTTGACCTGCAGAGGTTAATGCATCGGTGAGTTCATCCTGGGCTTGAGCTTTTGATACGCGGGGACTCCCACTACCATTACTCGCTGCAGCCGTCTTTCGAATATATACTCCTGCTTTTGTTAGAATCATACGGACTCCATTAGGAGACTCTTCGTATTCTTCTGCGATTTCTTTTACAATTTCTACACTTGTTTCTGGTGTAGGGTTGGCTTCTTCATAAGCTTGTATTACTGCTTCTTTCTTTGTGTCGTCCCAAGCCATGCTTGTACTCCTTGGTTAATGTTTCAAAATCAAACTATATTATACGAAAAATTTTACATATTTGTCAAGAACTATTTTTCTAACCTTGATATGTCTACCCCTTGATCTATCAAGTGATCTAACTTACCTAAATCATAGGCTAAACTACAAGAGTAATGTCCCCCTACGGTTACGTAAGGGAAGTAGGTATTTGAAAAGTCTCCTTTTTCTATAACATAAATTTGGTATAACTTACTTGAATATAAGTCTTCATAGTTTCTAACTGATTTATATCCAGGTTTAATTTGATACTCTGTATCTATTTCTTTTAATATTTGTACTAATCCGTGTTTTATTGCTGACCAAACTATTTCGCCTTCTTTGAACTGTGAAGCTATCATAATTTCTGGTAAAAAAGCAACTTTACTTTTATTTTCTTTTGTAGGAATTTCAGGTACTCCAACCTTATTCAGGATCCCTTTTACAAAAGAAGAAGATCTAAATAAAGAACTAGCTATTGCTGAAACTGGTTCTTTATTTAGATACATTATTATAGATTCATTTATTTCATTGGGCGTAGCCGGGCGTCCTCTATTTTGAGACCGTCTTTTTTCATAAAAGGCTTGTTTATCTTTAAATTCCGTTATAATATTACTTAATCGAGAGGTGTTATAAGTTATATTAAGTTTTTGGCATGCTTCCTTTTTTGTAAACGGCTTCCCAGATTCCAATAGTTCTATTACTTCCCGTACATTCGTGTCCGAGAGTTTTTCGTGCTCTCTCTTTTTTATGCCTCTTCTCATTCTTTTCCTTAAATTTATCTATTTTTATGTTCATTAATATCTCTCACTGTAATTTTTTCAATTAGTTGGTCACAGTATATCGTTATATCTTTGTAACGATGCCAACTGCAGCAACATTTAACTTCGTTTTTAATTTTTTCAATTAGGACAAGTAGTTCTTCTTCGTGCGGAGTTATCATTATTCTAGTAAATCCCAAACTAAAGGAAGCATTAAACAAGCTAATCCAAAATATAATATAAATGAAACTATCGTTGCAGGAATTGTAATATAAAAGGCTGCCCCACAGAATCCAACTATAAATAATGCGATCTTAAATTTATTTAATCCTTTTAATTTCTCTTTTAATTTCATACTTATTCCTAAAGTGTAACTATCTTATCTACTCTCATGTCAAATTCATTTTCTCCGAAACCAATATAGATTTCAGCACCTTTAAATTTAGATAAGTCTAGCCAATTAACTACTTTAATATGGTTGTCATTATCTAATACATAGTTTTCTTGTACAGGAACTAAGCCTGATTCTTCTACAGGTAACCATACATCCGGCATATCACTAATACTGCCTTCGATACTGGGGACAGGCTGTTTAATATAAACATTATCTTCTGTATCTATCCCTCCCATCCAGACCTTAACAGTCTTACCTATGTCTTCTTTCTCTGGTACAATCCTGGCCTCAAGCCTATATTTACTTACGAAGTCTACTTTAGAACCAGTAGTTTCCGGCACTTCCATACCCTTAAAACTTCTAGCTATCCAGGCCTCGAAGAAGGGCTCGCTCACCATATTATAAGGAAGGCCACAATAACCTCCATCGCCCCAAGAAGTTCCCCAACTATTTTGTACTAAGAATTTATGGGCTTCATCATCATATCCTACGATCAGCATATAGTGCCCGCCAACCCCTGTATTATCCTTACTAACTCTTGTATACTTATGTTCTTTCCAAGAACCCTCTAAGCCCATTAAAGAGGTAGTAATCATCATAGCAAAGCCAACTGGCATTCCTTCATGGAGTGCGGACTTAATATCATGTATTTCTTGATAATGATTTGCACTACCCCATCGAACTACACTTTCATATCTGTCTATTCTATTATTGAAAGCCTCTTTATAGTCTTCTGAGGTGGGGATTGTATCGTCAAAT